AAGCTGAAATAGTGGGCTTTCTTGGCACTGGCAACGAAAAGTTGATGCTGGACTTGGGGATAATATTTCATCGGGACCTTGCCTCGCATTGCCTTATCGTGATCAACACGGCCAGGGCATTTGATTTCAAGGACCACCTGGTTTTCAGCATTATATCCATCGAGAGACGCTCTGATGAAAGGATACTTCGGATGTTCGCAAAGAATCGCCGGAGCACTGAATCCAACCATGAGTTCGTAATGCGCACGAGCTAGGGGCTCGAGTCTATTTCCTCTATCGATTGCCCAATTACTACCTTCACCTTTTATTTTTTGCCCTGTCTTCTGCAACCACAAATCGTATCGAGTCATCCACGGCGACACGCCTAAGATAATCGGTGTATCACTCGCTCCTATGCCTTTTTTTCTCCATTCCAGCCATGAAGCTTTATTCATTTTATTGCCACCTTATTCCAGTTTGCGATTGCTTTGAGCGCATTCTCTCCACGAGAACCATGTGATTCACAATTATAACACCTAATATACATGGTTTTGTCCGATTGGTTTTCCATCAAATATAATTTTTGTGAATAACAAAAAGGACAGACTCTAATTTTAAATGTTATTTGATAAATATTTCCAATGAACCTCATAAGGTATGATCTAATTTTTTTCAAAGTTTGTTCTCTTTTTATTTGACAGTTTTTTTATTCTGATTTAATTTGTGTTCAGGTTAATCAATTTTGGAGAAAATTTATCATGATAAGTGAACAAGAACTCATAAAAAAGTTAGGTATTTGGCTTAAAGAAAACAGGGTAACAACGTTAGCCGATAAATTGGGTTATCGGTCAACCACAACTATTTTAACCTGGATAAAAAAGAAAAGGATTCCACATCATATGCAGTCCCGTGTTTTTTCGATAATCAACAAATAATAGGAAGGCATTAAATGAGTATGCTCGCAAAAGTAACTAGAGGAAAAATAGTGAGACCGCATCTCATACTTATATATGGTCCAGATGGTGTCGGGAAAAGCACCTGGGCAGCGAGTGCACCGCAACCTGTTTTTCTGGGCACGGAGCAAGGCACCAATTTTCTTGATGTTGCTCGATTTCCAACCCCAAAAAACTGGGGCGAGATTGAAGAGGCTATTAAAGAGCTGGCACATGAGCAGCATGATTATCGGACACTCGTGATTGACTCACTGGACTGGCTTGAGCCGTTGCTACACGAGCAGATATGTCGAGAACATGGAGCAAAATCTATTGAATTGGCCGCAGGTGGCTACGGGAAAGGTTACACAGAGGCTGTAGAAAGATGGGGACGGTTCATGAAATCAATAAACCATCTCAGAGAAACCCGAAATATGAATGTTATTTTGATTGCTCATAGCGAAACCAAAACCTTTAATGACGCTCAATTGCAAATTTCATACGAGAGATATCAATTAAAACTGCATAAAAACGCTAGCCCTAAATTTAAAGAATGGGTGGATTGCGTTCTTTTTGCAAATTATGAAACCTACACAAAAAAAGATGGATCTTCTATTCAAGCTTTTGGAGAGGGTGAAAGAAAAATTTGGACCGAAGGCCGGCCTGGTTATGACGCAAAGAATCGAATGGGCCTACCAAATTGTCTGCCTCTGAGCTGGGAACATTATGAAAAAGCATATTTTGAATCTATCGATGGCGGTCAGAAACCAGAAAATGTCATTAATAGGATTGAAGATCTTTTAAAAAATCCAGAAGTTACGGATGATTTGAAAGAAAAGGTTATAGAGACTGTTAAAAAGTATTCTGAAAACTTAAAACAGCTATTATTTATCGAGCAAAAATTGAAAGAACGTTTGAATATAGGAGAACTATAATGGGTGGTAGTCCGAAAACAAGGCCGGTCATGTGCGTTGAAACCGGAGAGAAGTTCGAGAGTGTAAAACAGGCATGTGAAAAAATAAATGGCAATGAAAAGTTGATGAGGAAAGCAGCCAATGGCCTCATTAAGACCCACCGAGGGATGACATGGAGGTATACCGACGATGGAGATCGAAGATCAGGCAGATATATTTAAAAGATGGGAACAATTTATTAATTCAGAATGGAATAAAAAAAATGCCTTGTGTAGCTACGTGAAAAGCGATGAGCATGAAGTTTTTAGGCAATGGGCTATGCAAAAAATTATAGCTTTATTTACTATGTGTGAAATCAACGGAAAAAGACTTCAAGAATTAGAAAGGAAGCAAAATTCATGAGTCAGCAGCATATTGCAAAAATTGTTAATTATGGTTTACAAGAAACAAAAAATGGCAACGTGATGGCCGTTGTTCAATTTGAATTTTTTGATGACGGACAAAAGCATAAATTGAGTTGGCGAGGTTCTTTTAATGGTGGGGCTCTTGAATGGACGGTTAAGACTTTATTGGTTTGCGGACTCGTCGGAAACGATCCCAGTGTTATCGCAGATGGACCGGAAAGCGGCGCCCTAAATATGGACAAAGAATTTAATATTACTGTCAAAAGTGAAACCGGATCGGATGGCAAATTATATTGGAAGGTAGCATGGGTTAATGAGGCTGGTTTCTCAAATTCTTTAAGTAGATCGAGTGCGGTGGCAAAGTTAGGTGATCTTAGAGCGCAAGTAGCGAGTTACAGAAAAGAAACTGGTTACGATCAGTCAAAAGAGAATTTAAAATCAAAAAGAGAAGATCAAAAATTAGAAGAACTTCCTTTTTAATTTGATAATATCTCCCTAAACCATAGGGAGATATTTTTATGAAAGCAGCAAAACTTTCACACATAATAGAAGAACTACCTTCTGATTCAAAAATCAAAGCCGTGGCAGGGAAGCTTATTGTCAAAAGCAAAACCGGCGAAATGCTAGGTTATATCGACTTTCGTTTACAGGAGTTTATTGAGGATGATGAAGAATGAAAGCCTAATACTTAGACCATATCAAAGCAAGGGCCTAGAGGAAATCCGAGAACATTATTCGCGAGGCGAAAAAAGAGTGTTATTACACTTGGCTACGGGAGCAGGAAAGACCTTGCTTTTCAGTGTGATGCTCAAGAAAGTCCACGAAAAAGATCGAAAGGCTTTGCTAGTCGTGCGAGGCAGAGCTCTTGTCGACCAAGCCAGCCAACGTCTATTCCGAGAAGGAGTACCTCATGGCGTTGTTATGGCAAACCATTGGAATTATCGACCTAAAGAAAGAATACAAGTATGTTCTATAGATACAATAACAAGACGTGGCATGAAGCTTGAAGCAGATATGATAGTTATAGACGAAGCACATATGGCAGCAAGTTTGAGTTATAGGAAGTTAATAAATCAATATCCTGATGCTTATTTTTTAAGTGTGACAGCTACACCTTATTTGAAATCAGGGTTACGACATTTAGCTGACCATGTCGTTTATCCCATTTCAATAGAAGATCTCATCGCAAATGGTTATCTTGTTGCACCGAGATATTTTAGTTTCCCTACGGATGTTGACCTTGGAGATGTGGAAATCGATAAAAAGACAGGTGATTATAATCAGATCCAACTCGGTGCGGCTGTGAATAAATCTTTGACCTTGTGTGGCGATATAGTTAAACACTGGTTTTCTCATGCTCGGGATCGTCCTACGATTGCCTTCGCTGTGAACGTAAAGCATTCAAAATCTATTGCTAACCAATTTAAAGATGCTGGCGTTTGCGCTGAGCATATGGATGCAGACACGCCAGAAGACGAAAGAAGGTGGATACTTGAAGGGCTGAGAGCGGGAAAAATAAAGGTCGTGTCTAATGTCGGGATACTCTGTACGGGAGTAGACATTCCGGAAGTCACAGCTCTTATCATGGCCAGGCCAACTAAGAGTAAAAACCTGTGGATTCAGCAAGTTGGACGTGGGACTAGAATTTATCCTGATAAAAAAAATTTCATAGTTCTAGATCATGCAAGCAACGTCATGCAGCACGGTCCCATCGAAGACGAGGAACCATGTAATTTGGACGGCCATGGGAAACCACCGAAACCAAAAGGAACCATGATCAAATGCCCAAAATGTTTTTGTACCATCGATAAAAAACAATATGGATTGAAATGTCCAGGTACTGTGATTAATGATTTAGGTGATGAAGAGTTATGTGATTATAATTTTCAAGAAGATGATATTAAAGATGATTATAATGTTAAGGCGCCAATATTAACTTCTGATAACAGCAAGATACTTGTTGAAATAACTAACACAAAAGAATTTTTTAGTTCCCGTCTACGCCAAGATCTTGATAAATTAATTTCGATAGCAATCGAAAAAAATTATAAGCCTGGTTACGTCTGGCACAGGATCAAGGATACCCATGGACTCTCAAAAGCCAATTCATGTCGAGGAGAAATCCACAGACGATTGGGAGTTTTTGATAAGCTCAAATCAGACGAAGTCACCAAAGCCTTTGAAAAAGCCATCGAAAATAGATTATGTCGAAAGACATAATTTATGTGTCAATCAAATATTAGCCGTTTTAAATCTCGCGAGATGTGGTCGCTTTTGGCACCAGCCGACCGGAGCTGCCTATCGAGAAGGAAAGCTCATACATTATGGATTGAAGGGCTGTGCGGACATATCCGGTATTTTGAAGGGCGGTTATCGTGTCGAAATTGAGGTCAAAACCGGCAAAGCTAAGCAACAAATTAATCAAAAACATTTTGAAAAAAATATTCATATGTGGGGTGGGATTTATTTTGTTGCCAGATCCCCAGAAGATGCTTTAAAGTCATTAAAAATCGAGGCGATGAAAAGAGGAGTAAAAATAGACTAAAATAAAAGTCTATCACGCTCGATCGAAACCGAAAAAGAAAAGGATTTTTTTTATGCAGGAGTTGACGGATCAACTTGTCCGGGATGGTTTTTATTTGCCAGAAATCAGACTCGACAAAACCATTGTTAGGTTCGATCGCAACGGGCGAAAGAACAACGCTTGGTTTATCGGATTTCAAAATTATACAGTCAAATGTGGGGAACCATATTTTTATTGTATTTATGGAGATTGGGCCGAGGATCATGAGTGGAGAGTGTGGGCAAGTAGAAAACTTTCAAAAGCTGATCAAGCTGCATCAAAAGCCCAGTTCGAAGAGATAAAAAGAAAGGTTCAAGAAGAAAAGAAAATTAAGCAGAAAGAAGCGGCTGAAAAGGCAGAAAAGAAACTAGCTATCGGATCTACCAAAGGGCTCACAAAATATTGTAGGCGTAAAAACATAGATAAACTTTATGGTTGTAAAATCAGCAACTTCGATACTCTGATGGTTCCGGTCAGAGATATTAATGGTAAAATTGCGGGCCTTCAATACATTCATGAGGACGGTTCCAAAAAGTTCATGAGTGGAACCAAGGTTGAGTCGAATTTTCATCTTATAGGCGAAGTCATAGAGAACGAGGTTTTCATCTGTGAAGGATTTGCAACGGGTGTCACGATTCACCGAGCCACCAATAAAACTGTGGTTGTCGCCTTTAATGCGGGCAATCTCACACCAGTAGCTAAAGAAATAAGACTTGCATATCCCGATATTAAAATCACTATTTGTGCGGACAATGATAGAAAAAAAGAGAACGAAAATATTGGAGTTATAAAAGCACAAAAGGCTGCCATGATTTCTCATGGTTCTCTTGTGGTTCCAAAGTTTTCAAGACCTGATAGCGAAGGAACTGACTTCAATGATCTCGAACGAGAAGAGACCATTGAAGCTGTTATCAAGCATTTTCTCGAAGATGTATCCGAAGTAGAAGTTGGAT